CCCGAAGTAGGTGGCAGCCGCAGCAAGCGATGTTGGTTCACACATGGTCAGGCTCTCATTTCAAACAGGTGGAAAAGTTCCCCATAAGGCCCATGTTCTTTTGCAGGTTGAAGGGTGAACCCCATATGGTGCAGCCACCGTACGGCAACTTCATTGCGCGCATGCACGTGGTTCATGACGCAGGGATACGCGCGCAGCATCTCAGGAATGTAGGCCCTGGTGCCTCTTATAAGTGCACGCCCGTTGGCGTAGACCAGGTCCGTGCCCAGCAGCCAGGGGCAACCAATCCCGCTTAGGATCGACAGCGGGACCAGGCCGAACACGCAGGCGGGCTCGCCGCCCACACTGGCGCAAAGCAAGTGGGTGGACATCGCGCTGCTGGAAAAAATGATGGTTTCAGGATCTGCCCCAGACGCGATGCACTCGGCCCGGTCTGGGGCACGCATGTTGCGTGAGATGTACGCCAAATCGTAGGGCGTTGGCGGATGCAAGGTGACGTCAGCCACCGAACTGCGCCTCAAGCACCAAAGCGAGAATCGTGCACGGAAGTGGCTGATCCTGTCTGACGCAGATAACGCCATCAGTATCCCAATCGCCCGGTACTGTTACGCGGGACTCCGCAGTGCGCAGTGCAGGCGGCGAGCCGTAGGGGTCGCTGATCTGGCGCGACTTGTTGGATACCAATGTGGTGAAGTTTATGCCTACCTTGAACAGTGATGTCTGCGTGTGGCGCAGGCTGGCGGCCAAGATATTCTTGATCGTGCCCTGGCCCGCTGCCGGCGCCCCGTCTACTGCAAGCGGCAGCGTGATGAGGTCCGACAGGTAGGGCAGGCCGATGTGCACTTTGCTGGCAGGAGCGGTCAACGTGACGCGCCCGTTTGCGACGACCTGCTGGGGCTCCACAGCAGCGTCGGCCAGGATCTGCACCGTCTTGCCCTCCAGGTGCCACAGACCCCTGATGATCGTGGCGGGGGTGCCGTCGTAGGTGGCCCCGCAGTCCACAAAATACGCGTCCTTTGCATCCGTAAAGAGGCGGCCAGCCAAGCGCTCGATGATTCGCACTGTGCGCCCATTAATCGTGCGTTTTACCACCACATAGGTAGCGTCCTCATTGCCCTCAGGGATGACGCACACCGACTCATACAGCCCGTCCGTTGTGTGCTGGTGCCAACCGTAAACCTGTTGGTCTGGTACGTAGGTCATGCCGAGCAAAGTGCCGTCGTTGCGAACTGCCCACATGATCTGCTCCGGGGCTTTGGCGTACGCAATGTCAGTGATCGTGAAACCGTTGAACAGGTGCGGCGCCATGATCGAAATGTCGATGGACTTATACCCGTTGTTGGCCGAATCGCCGCCGTAGCCAAGCTCACGGATGCGCGAGCCTTGCGCCTGCACGTAGAGAATCGAGCCTACCGTCACCGCTGGCTGCACATTGCTCGCCCCGGTGTACCCCTGGGGTTTTGTGGACAGACTTGTCGGCGTGATGGCTGCAGCCCCGTCTGCGAAAATGCGCCACTCACCGCTTGCTGTGAGCGCAATTAAATCCGTCAACGGGATCAAATGCCGAATGCGGTTTTGCTGCAACGCGGCCAATTTGAATTTCAGCGCGTCGTCATCCCTGCTCGGTAGCGAGGATGTCAAGTTTGATTCAGTGCCGTTGCGCGTGGCATACACCGTTTGCTGGTTATTATCCGTACCGGCGAAGAGTCGGCGCTGCTCGTGGTAGGTGGCTGTAGCAGGAAAATTGCCAGCAGAGCCATTCAGCGTGATAAGCGACTCCGGGTAGGAGTGTGTTGCATCGGCCAGGATATTGTTATCGACCAAAGACAACCCAGTGGCTTGCCCAATAAAACCGAAGCTCCCGCTACTGCTGGCGGATTTGTACACGTTATACCTGCTCGCCCCCACAACAGCAGCCCAGGCTATGGTGTTGAAGTTGCCAGCGAGCGTGAGATCGTTAACAGCAGAGATCACGGCGGTCGGCAACGACTCGGTTATGTTGTCTGCTGCGATAGTCGTGACCACGTAGTAATGCGTCACCGGGTTACCGACAACAGCCACCGTTGGGGTGGCGTTTGCTGAAGCTGGGGCACCAATTGTTGGGGCAAAGGACACTGCTGTCAGCGTCCAGTTCGTGGCACCCAAGCGGCGCAGCTCCATCGCCGCATACGAAGGGTGCGTCAGCGTCAGCACGTCGGCCGACTGCACGTAGTGAATGTCGAACAGGTCTGCGCTGGCGTAGGTCGAGGCAATCAGGTACACCCGTGCGACGAGCCCGCCAGCAGAATATGCTGGCTGTCCAACCGTGCTGACGGCCGTGCCGTGCAGGTCTGTCAACGTAAAGGTATCTGCAGTCGGCGCTGCGATGCGGTAGTACCGCAAGTTCAGATCTGGGTGGCTGGTGAAGCCTTGGAGGTAGACCTCCTGCCCTGCCGTATAGCCATGCGCAACTGAAGTGAAGACTCCAGGCGACGCCAGTGTCATTGCCGTGATGGTTTTATTTGCCTCCAGCAGCGTCTGGCCGGCGATGTGGAATCGGATGTAGTTGTGGCCAAACTCAAGCGCGACGGCCTGGTCCACGTTGAACACGAACGGAATCAAGCGCACTTTGTTGACGCTGTCCTTTGCCTCAAGCACGTAGCGGTGCCCTGGGCGGCGCACGACCGGACCGTGGGGCAGCACGAAGAAGTTGAGGATCTTGCGCAGACCAGATTGGAATTTGCCCAGCTCGATACGGCCGAATAATTCAGGCGTGATTTCCCCGCCTGCGAAGCTCCGCAATAGGTTCTTAATCATCCGCGCCCCGCGATGTGCTCTGGTGTTGGGTCGTTGCGCTGGCTGCTTGAATTGGCGTCCGAGAAAGCGGCACGCCGGATGGTTAGTTCAGCATTATCCCGCCAGGCCGCGCTGGTCTTCGCCCCCTCAGTGCCACGGATGATTGGCCCAGCCAGATAGCTCGCCATCATCATCCCGAGCGCTGTAGAAAATAGCGGCGTGAACCTGCCGGTATTCGTTTCGTCGAAGCGGTAAATCAGCACTGCCGCCGGCTCGTGCGTGTAGATAACTTCGCCTTCAACCTGGAAGTTGGCGCTGTTTCCTTCATCGAACAGATCGTCCGAAGTACCTGGGTAGGAATCAACGCGATCTGCTCGCAAGAAAATGCTGGAGAAGTCCCCCAGCGTCAACACGCGCACAGGCTTCAAGCAATCAGACGGCAGCGCGTAGGCGTAGGCCCACACCGTGCTTAGATTCGTCACCTCGGCCAGAGCTATGCGCTTTGTTGCAAAGGTCCACGGCACCAGCTCAATCAACTCCTGGCGCGCGATGGGGTAGAACATGGCGCAGTAACCCGATTCGCGGCTGCCATCAGTCGGCGAGATCGAACTGATCTGCGTCTCTTGCCCGAGGTGGGCAAGACCTAGATTGCAAATTGCTACTGCGCTTGTCATATTTTGCTTTCAGTTGTTGGCCCGGCTGTGTCGCTATTCCTTGCTTATTGCGGGCTAGATTCGGCTCAGCACATTGCTCAGAGCCTGCCCTTTGTCTACATACCCAATCGTGGAAGGGTGCAGAGCATCCGCCATGAACCCCAGCGCATTCGAGGACGTATAGTTCACCCAGCGCCGATTAAAGCTAACCATCGGGCAGTCGTTGGCGATGGCCACATCATAAATCATCGAGGCGAAACTATCGATGACAGCTTGCGTCCTTCCACCTGAAATCTGACCCGGCACAGGGACATTCAAAATCACATCGCCCGACAGTCGGCAGGTGTTGATGACGGTCTGCAGATTGGTCTTGGCCGTTGCCACGGGCACTGAATTGCCTATATCGTTGATCGTCAAATCGATGATGGACAGATCCGGAGCCATGAAGGTAATGGCTGGCACCGCGTCGTAAAGATTGGTGCTGGTGACCCAATTGGTGGTGTCAGATCCGTAATAACCCCAATTCCAGCAAGACACCTGCTTGACTGCGGAGTTATAGGCATCGACACCCATTACATACACCGTGCCCGAAACATAGGTCAGGTTCAGGGTATGCGTGCCAAGTGCCGCCGTCATGGTCATTTTTTTGACGTTTACGCCACCTGGCGTATTCGCGGTATTTGCTCCGCCGTCAATATTGGCATTGAAGGACCCGTTGATGTAGTAAATATCAAAGGTGTCCACCTGCACTGCAGGAGTCCATGAAAATGCTGTTCCTGCGGCGCCCTTGAGAAAACTGCCGCCTATGGCATTCGAAAATAATTCGATGGTCCATGCGCCCATGGCAGCACGGCTATCAAAAGCCGCCAAGCTGGTGCTGTTGTTCAGGCGGTTATTGCCCCAAAAACTTTGCACCCCAGTCGTGATGCCAAGTCCTGCCATGATGCTGGCGCATTGATTTGGGTACGCCTTGCTGCGTACCGTCGTATCAGTTACACCATACCAGCTGGCCGTGGTGCTGTCTCCGATAAACGCCAGCTTCGCATTGGCCGTGCCAGCCCGCACCTTGGCCAACACCTTGCGCCAATTGGCAAGGTTCAGCGACGTGAAGTTGAAGTATTCATTGATGTTGATGATCGGCTCATTACGCGGCCCGGCCATCGCCGTGATCTCTTTGGTCACAGGGTCGCGCGCAAAGACTGGCAGCAGATAGTCCACGTCACCTGTGCGGACGCCACGGAACTCGCCGGTAGTGTCGTTAATTAACCCTTGTGGGCCAGGAATAACTCGGTTCGTCATGGACTGCTCCTAGAAAAATGGCCGCACATAGGCGGCCATTTTGTTTGCTGCCTTGTGGTCAGGCGTTACGCGATGCTTGCGCTTTCATCAGCCGAGGGGTTGGCTGCCGCGAGGTTGTCCACCTTTTTCTTGCTGACCTTCTGGGCGGCAAGACTTCGGGTGTCAACTCCAAGCTCAATGCGGCGCTTGTCCGCAGTGATCTTGGCGTCAGCAACAGCCTTGTCAGCCACCGCCCATTTGGGCAGCACGTCCCCATCGAACTCGAAGGACTGGCCGATGCGGATGCGCTGGCCGCCGTAGAAGCCTGGCGCAGTAGCTGTGATGGTTTGGGTCATGTGCTACTCGCTTAATTCACTGCGTCAGCGTAGGGTTTCCAGGCGGCCACGTCGTTCGTCAGGAAGGCATTGATCTTGCCTGCCGTGAACGCAGCGGTGCCGGTGACCTGCAGTATGCCGATATAGCGCTCGTAAGTGCCAATAGGCAGCATCACGCGGGCGATATAGAAGCCTGCCACCAGGGAAGCCACAGGGATCACTGCCGAAGCGAAGTGCACCGTGGCCGAGCCGTCAGTGGCGATGGCTGCTTGCGCATCGCTGGCCAGCTGGATCTGCAGGGTAGCAGAGCCGCCGCTGGTTGCAGCGGTGTCAACACCCACCACAAGCCACAGCGTATCAGCGCCACCAGACAGGTCACTGTTCAGCGGCGATACGCCGATGGTGCCCAGCGGGTAGGTGTCGATCACGTCGCCCACCAGATAGGTACCGGCGGCGCCGGTATTCAACGCCGTAGCGTCGGCAAATTCGAGTCGTTCGTCGAGAATCATGATGATGTCCCTTTCAATCAATTAGGAAGTGATGCCGGCTTCGGTGGACAACAGGGCATCACAACGACGCACAGGCACACCATCAAAACTCAGAACGCGCTTACCGGCCATGGTGTCCACGGACAGCGTGCTGTTCTTCGTCTTGTTCGTCATCTGGCGACGCAGCCACGCACGGGTCGTGCGGTTCACGTAGAAGGCGGGACGGCCCATGGACAGGGATGGCACGATCTCCAGCGCTTGTACCATCAGGTCGGTCAGGTCAGGACCGGTGGCGGCGTCTTTGACGACGTCTTCCAAGTCGAACTGGATCCGAACCACATAGCGCCAATCGCGGACCACGAGGCCAGCGTCCCAACGGTAGTGGGTGCGGTAGGCTTCCATCCGGCCACCAGCGCCGTCGACGTTCTCGATGGTCACTTGGCCCTTGTCGGTCTGCTGCAGACCGGCCTGGCTACCCTTGGGGTAAATGCCGTGCACGGTGTTCGGGCCCCACACCACCAGGTACATGGAGGTGTTGTCGTTGCCGTCGGGGATGTTGGCGCTGGTAATCAAGTTCTCGCCGTTGAGGGCGGACTTGCTGTTGTAGCGCGGGGCGAAGCCGGTGAACGCTTCAGGCTCAGTCGTCTCGTTCGCGTAGAACAGAGACTGGGCGAATTCCTGATTCATGCCCTCGATGTGCGCGCGGTCCTCGCTCAGACGGAAGGCGCCAGCGTTGCCGTTCAGGTCGGCCAGGGCTTTGTCGACTTCAGCGTAGGCTTCGAGCATACCCAGCGATTCCTTGACCTTGCGGGTCGTGGACTTCGCAGGCTGCACGCCGCCATACAGCTTGCGCCAGGTGGGGGCGGGCAGACCAGAGCGCACCGTGGTGGTGTGGCCGGTCAGCTCGTTGGACTCGAGGAACACCATGTCATCGACGACCTCGTTGGTCTGGCCCAGCATCTCGATGATGGGGGCAATGTTCCCGTTCGGATCGAGCCGGGTTTTCAGGTCCAACAGAGTTGGATGGGTGATAGCAAGAGTAGTCATGGTCTAACCTTTACTTTTTCATTGACGGGTACATTGCATCAACGGTTTCATTCCCGCTGGTGCTCGGGGCTACGCGGCCAGCAATGAACTTGTCTTCACTGATGGCTTTACCAACACGAACTGCCAGCTTGACCATCTCGGGGTGGTTGCCCAATCCCGAGCTATCAAGCAACGAACGCAACTCCGGAGAGCCGAAAGAATCGATCGTCTTGCGGGCAAAGATCAGGTTTTCGGTCAGCGCATCGCCGCCTATTTCCTTGTCAGAACGCACTGCGTCTGCCCACTCCGTAACCGTCTTTGCGTGTGCTTCGACTTGCCGCTGGGTCATTGCTGCCCCAACATCTGCAAGTTTCTGCGCCTGCTCGGCGGTCAACTTCAATTCTTTCGCAATCCCTGAAAGCTGCTCGGCTGCTGCCGGATCAACCTGCATGCCATCTGGCATTTTGAATTCGTATTTCTCAGGGACCACGGGGGCCACTGGATCCGTCTTCGTCGTGCCGTCTGCTGCGCTTTGTGTGCCTTCTGTCGGTTTGCCGTCGCCGCCCAACAAGCTGGTATCAGCAGATGGAATGGCTGCGGGCGTGGCCGTCGTGTCGGCTGTCTGCGTCGTCCCGGTGGGTGGTGCTTGCCCGGTCGTCTGCGTCGTTTCGGTTGTCATAACTTTTCTGCTTCCTTAAGCATTAGGGTGAATGCATCAGGGGTGAGCTCGTGTACTTCACTCAGCACGAACAGGCCCATGTTGCGCAATCCCTCACGGAAAAATGTTTCGCTGTTGCCGGTGAAGGTGGAGCGAAAAACTCCAGCCTTGTCCAGCAGGCGCCACACAAACCGCCGTCCGCGTTTATCGGACATCAGCCAAACAAAATCCCCTATTTCAGTCCGCCTGCGGAGCACCGCCTTAGCCTCATCGGCTTCGGCTAAACGCTCTTGAGCGCGGGTATCAGTAGGGTCTTTAAAGTTCGACACAGGTGGACTATAAGTTTGAGAATTCGCATTAAGTGCACGACTACAGCGTGCCGGTCACCACAGGCAGCGGCGAGCCGGTCATGGTGGGGTACATACCCTTCACTTTGTCCGCATCGCTGCTGGCCGTCGGAGTCAGGCCCATCGCAGTAATTTGCAGATCCGTGGACTTGCTGACATCACCGCCGCCCTGGCTATTGCTCTCATGCTGGCTGGTGCCCACCACTTCAACCTCTGCGTGCATGGTGAATTGGGAGCCGATGGCTGGCAGTTCCTTGAAGCCCAGTTTCTCGAGCATGTCCTTGTCCAAGCACACCCTGGTGCCGTAGCTATATTCCGGCGGTGTGGGTTTGCCTGCTTCGGCCAAGTACTCGGACCGGGCCTGGGGCGAGAGTTTCGTGTCGATCATGTTCATGATGCGTCCTTATTGCGGTGGTGTGCCATATCCCTGAAGGCCCTTCATGATGTCCTTAACATTGTTCACGTCGATGTCGCTGACAGTCTTGGCCGCGTCTGCCAGGGGCTGCGCCGTGGCGGCCCGCTGTGCAATCTGCTCGGCCTGTGCACGTTGTGCGCGGATCTCGGCCACCTTGTCGTCGGTGATGATGAGTGCCGGATTGACTCCGAACATGTCGCTGTAATCATCCACCACCTGATCGAAGTCCAGTTTGTCCAGCACCTCGGGCTTGAACTGCGCAATGTTGCCGACGGTGCCTAGCAGGCGATCGATACCGGAGGCGGCTACCATGCGCTGAGCCTGGGCCAGCACGCTGACAAGCTCCACCTTGAGCTCCATGCCCTGCACTTCAGGCGGGGCTGGCGGCAGGATACCCGCGGCACGGCAGTACTCAAATGCCATGTCGATCTTGGGTGTCAGCAGCTCATTGTCCAAACGTTCGAGCACCGGGCCCAGCATCAGTAGCTTTTCTTCATGGCGCTCTGCAACTTCCGTGGCGGTCACACCTGAACGCGTGTCGTTGGCCAGCATCAGGAACAAATCCGCATAGTATGCGGATCTGATGCGATCACGCACATCGCGGATGTCTTCGCCCAAATGCTGCAGATTCAGATTCACTTCGTAGGCAGAGCGCACCCCGCCGCCGGGGCCGGTGGCGTCCACGAACATGACGCCGCCCGGCAGCCGGTTGCGCGCCTGGTCCTTGTACGCGGTGGGCACTTGAATGGGCGGATTCGTCTGGTAGTCAATGGCCTGGCCCTTGCGCAGCTGCTGGTGCTGCAACTGGCGCACGTCGCCCTGGCACTCCATGCCGGGGCTGTGGCCATACACGTCGTTGCCTGTCACCACCCAGCGCGGGGCCAGAACGGGGAACGACTTGAAGCCCGACTCGCTCAGGTACTTGTCGTCATAGCTCTCAGAGCCTGGCTCAACGTAGCAGGACTTGAACGGCATATTCTTCGCATCGCGTTTCGTGTAGTCACGGTCCCGGCGGGGCTCAATCAGGTGGATCACATCAACCCACGCATCGTATTTGCGGGTCGTGTAGAGGTTGGCCACGGTGCGACTGACGTTCTCGATGCCGAACTGCGCCACCATCTGCTCAACCGTCATCTGGTACTCGCGCGCCAGGGTGTTGACGTTGCCCTCGTTGTCCGTGGCCAGGGCGTACTCGCCTGTGGTCAGCGGGTAGTGGTGCAGCACGTTGTTGAAGTTCGGCAGCACGATGCTGGCCCACGTGCCGAAGAGGCCCAGCTCTTCATAGCAGGAGTGGAACGCGCGATACGTATTGCTGGCGCTGAAGACGGCTTGCAGGAGCTGCGTGACCTTGTGCAGCCACAGCTTGACGGATTCAAACTCCATCAGGTCCTTGTCAGACAGCGTGAGCCTGAACCACGGCCTGGCCGGGCTGGTCATGCCCGACATCATCCCGGCGGCCAGCGTGCGGTGGGCAAAAATGGCGGTGTTGTCGAGAATATTCTGATGGCGCTTCATGCCGTTGTTGCGATCCGTTTTGACGAATCGGCCCAGCCGCGGCTGCTGGTACTGGCTCAGCTCCATCCAGTGCGTATCCCAGCTCGAGCGCTCGGACCACAGCGCTGATTTACGCGACAGGATCCTGGTGCGCTTCGAAGAGTTCGCGCCCGCCTCGGGCGGGGACATGTCGCTATATGCCATGCTACTGGCCCAGCAGTGTCTTGCCGCCCAGATTCAGCGAACTGTTGGCTACGCCGCCCGGGCCGGTCAGCAGCGTGCCGCCTGACATCTGTGCAGTCGGTGCCCCGACATCGCCAGCCCGGCGCGTCGGTGCGGGCGTGGTGGCAGCTTGAGGCGGGGGAGGTGGGGCGGGAGGCGTAGGCATGGACGGGGATTTACCAATGCACATATGGTGCTCCTGGACGAATGTGGAAAATAATGCAGACTCTAAGCCCCTAGCTAGGGGATAAGTGCACGGGGCTCAGGCATACGGGTTGTAGCTCAAGACCTCGGCTTGCTGCTGCGCCATGTTCAGGTCATGCACCTTGGGCGTATCGATGGCGGCCAGGATCACTGCCGTGGCGCGGTCAGGGCTGCGCCCCACGCGGTCCACGATGTCCTCACGGCTCTCCACCTTGATGGTCATGCCGGAGATCTGCCACTTGGGCGCGCACAGCTCAGCCAGCAGATCCGGATCCGGCGGGAGGCAGCAGCCTGTGTCGTACTGCGGATCCAGCAATTCGCGCATTTTCCACCACAGTTCACTGCGCTGGTTGAAGAAAGTCAGCTTGCCCGACTTGTCGGTGCCCAGTGCTTTCTCGCTCACGTTGATACCGTACACCGGCTGGTTCGTGCCCTTGAGGATGTCATAAGGGCTGGCACCTACGCCGATGACGTCAAGGTGAATCGGCGATTTGTCGCGGGACTCGGCGATCACCAGCCCGGCGGTGGTCTGGCCATCTGGTGTGGCCTTGCCCGCGTGCACCTTGAGTTTGTCGAACCACCAGATAGTCTCGGGCGTCTTGTGCCGAGTGCTGATCGTGGTGTTGTCCTTGCCGCCCCGGGCCACGTCCACGCCCATGCTGAGCATCTCGCCCCGCGGGCTGCGAGCCTTCCACCGCTCTTGCGCTGCCTCCACCCACGCGGTGGGGATGACCTGGAAGGCGTCGTCCTGCATGCCTGCCTGGAAGTCGCCATAGAGCATCTGGCTGCGCAGCGGCTCGGGCATGGCCTGCAGCTGGCGTAGATACCCGGAGTTGGCCAGGTACGGATTGTCGCTGATCCGTGAGGGTATGAACGTGCGGGACTGCGGTGTGATGATGTCCTCGGGCCGGTAGTCAGCCGGGTCGTAGTCATAGACCAGCTCGCCATCCACCACAACGCACGGGTCAAGGCGGTCAACCCAGACGTCAGTGCTGGTGCCGTTCTCCGTGGCTGGAGGCAGCACAACCACATGGCGCAGAGCCCCGGGCATGGTGGGGTATAGGTGGTGCTTGCGGTCCAGCCAGGGGGCAAAGAACTTGATGACCCACCGGCCATCTGTATTCGTGGGCGGATTGAACGTGAGCAACGCCTGGCTGTGCACGCCCGGCTTGGTGGACCGGACCCAGCCCAGCAGGAAGCGCACCTGGGCTTCAAGCATGTTGGTGGCTTCGTCGAACACCAGCAAGTCGTGATCACGCCCCTGATATTTCGTCTCATCCCCAAGGTGGGGGGCTGAGCCCAGCTCGATGGTGGTGCCGCGCGGTCCGGCATCACGCCAGATCTTTTCCTGACCGTTATACCCATCGCGCGTGCCAAGTAGCGATTCGACGCGCTTGATGATGCCCTGCAGCTGTGGCGATTCGCGGCGCATCACCATCACTTCGTGGTGCTTCTGCGTGGCCAGGCCGATAGCCAGATCGGTCTTACCGCCCCCGGCAGCCCCACCGAAACCAATCACGTCAGCCTTGGACTCATAGGCCATGGTCTGGGGCCCGGGTAGTGGGCGCCAGATTACTTCTTTGATGTCCAGTTCCACCAGCTTGTAGAGCTCTTCGCGCTCTTCAGATGTCAGGTAGCGCTCTAGCGCAGTAATGTCTGAAGGTGTCATGCTGCTCTGAAGGTTATGCCATCAAGCGAAAAGTACGCATTGCTGCCAGAGACATGCAGCACACTGCCGGACGAATCGACACGGGCTTCGCCGAACGCGCCGTTCGCGATTACCGCGAAAAGCTCTGTTCCAACAGGCCTACTACCGGCCGGTAGCGTGAAGATGGTCGTTCCAGCTCCACCATTCTTTACCAGACCGCGCAAATGCACGATGCCCAGAGTGTCCTTGAAATGCCCTGGCACGTTGAAGGGTGCGCCGTAGTGCACCCAGCTGTTTAACAGCGTCGGTGTGGTGAAGGCTGGCTGTGCTGCATTGGCCTTTGTATCGAGTGCAGTCTGCTGCGCCGTGCTCACAGGCTTGTTGGCATCGCTCGTGTTGTCTACGTTACCCAAGCCGATGTCGGCTTTCGTGAGGGCGTCGAGTGCGGCCTGCTGCGCGCTCAGCTCTCGTAGAGCCTGATTGGCGTATTCGCGAGTACGGCGTTCGTGATCTGTAGTCATGGCAGTGGATCCGGCCGTTCTTCCCAACGTGCCTTGAACACGCCGAGGAAGCCGGTGAGTGTGAGTCGGAAGTAATAAGTATTGGCTGCCACGCCACGCTCAGCGCCAGTAGACGCTCCAACGGATGACGCGAAAGTACTGGTGGTTGAGGTCTTCACGCGCAGAGGATCCAGCAATAGCCCACCACTGAGCGTGCCGCCAGCGGTCAGCTGCACCACATGCACATAGTACGGCGTTGGCCTGCTGGCCATATTGTTCGTGCTGAAGATCGGCAGCGTCTCGCTGAAGGTGCCGCCCTCTGTACCGCCGACGAGCGTTTCAATGCGGGCAGATCCTTCCTCAGCCGTAATGCCGAGCTCGAACAAGATGATGTCGATGGGCACCACCGCCTTGATCACAAAGGTAGCGGTTGTGGCCGTCTCCCATTCGCGGAACGTGCGGGCTTCACGCCCGTCAAAGAAACCAGTTTGCGCCACGTCTACACGCAATCGGCGCGTGCGTTTACCCCGTGGCCTGGTGAATAGTTCTGGCGGTAAGCCATCTTCGTAGGGCATGGGGCTACCTCATGTTATTGGGGTGATGAAAGCAGACCCTGAGCCACTATCGCTGATGAATGCCAGCTTGCTATTCCTGGGGAAGCGCACGCGGTAGTGGATCCCCACGGATAAGTACGGATCTGTGCCGTCAGCCAGGGCCACGGGGTCGGCGCCAGCGCGCACGAAGCCCGGAGTCGTCGTAAAGATCAAGGCGCTCTTCGCGTCGATCTTTGCGCTCTGCGCACTCACCGAAGTGAAATCCACCTTTTGCGCAAAGCCCCCACCATTGCCGGGATGTAGAGAGAATTCATTGATGAAGAGTTCTGACATGGTTGCGCTCCTACGCCAAATCGCTGAAGTCTTCAGCGTCCTTCTTACGGGCCTGGGCCAAGGCCATGAGCTGGGCGACCCGGGCAGCCCGCACTGAGCTGTCCGCCATCTTGATGTCGCCACCGTCAGCGCCGGTGAGCTCTGTGCGGTCAGCAAAGACCTTCTTGCGCCGTCCTTTGAGCACCAAGGCCAGCAGAGCGTCGCTGTGCTTCTTGATGGCCACAGGGATGCGATTGCCCTCGGGGTCAAGCTTGAAGCGGTGCTGGGTGGTCAGATCTTCGGCCACATAGATTTCTGTCTCGTAGCTGATCTGGCCCCGATATGTCAGGGGCTCGCTGTAGCCGTGCACGCCGCGGCGCCAGGCTTCAGCCTCGGCCATATCCACAGCCTCTTCCATGGCCTCGAGCATGGCGGCTTCAAAGTCGGCGTCGTTCTGCTTGCGGGCCGAGACGGTGCTGTAGGAGATTTGGGCCTGGCGCGCGGCCTCGGCCACGATGCCGGTCTTGCGCAGCGCGTTCAGGAATGGAGTGATCCAGGTGAGGGGAGGGGCCATAGTGCGTGCACTGTAGCCCCGTGGTGCCACATTAAGTGCACTACGCGATCGTTTTGGCGTTGACGTAAGCGCGATGGGCTTCTAGCCTGGTGTCAAAGATGCCAAGATACTTTTGTTTGCCGCCTATGCATATCCGCGCCACAAAGCGCTTGCCCTCTGGCCTGACGCCCCCCAGCCCTGATTTTGTTTCCCGGTGCACAGACGCGATGACCGCCCCATTTACCGAGTCGGAGGCATCGATAAGATTGGTCCACCTGTTGTCGGTTCCGCACAGGTTTTTATGGCGCACTATGCCTGTAGGCCAGTCGCCCGTTACATAGAGCCAGGCGAGGCGGTGGGCAAGGTATTGCTTACCGTCAACGCGCAAAACGTAGCAATCGGAACTCTTGGCCCCCGCCAGTGCGCCGCGTTTGCGGTTTTCAAACGTGCCTGCCTCGGGGTTGTAGTAGTACAGCTCGCGCAGCCGCTCAGCGGTTAGAATCTTGTTAGCCATATGGCCTCCTGTTTAGGTCTGTTGGTAAGAAGCCCTGCAATGTTCCCGCACTGCAGGGCTTCGTCATTTGAGCACAAAGTTTTGGCTTAGGCGCACGGTCACTTGTCGGGGACCGAGATGACCTTCCACCGCGCTGGCCACTGTCCTCTGCGAATTCCCTTGACAATACTGTAAACATGTGATTTAGAAACGGTCACACGTCCGTCGTCGAATTTCTTGGCTATGTCCCCGTAGCTCAGCCCCTGCTCACGCAGGTACAAAATCAACTCGATGTCCTGGTCCGTCAGCTTAGCCAGCTGGTGCTCCTGGCCGATGCGCTTGCCCGCACTATTCACTGGTACGCGTTTCTTAATCATGGTCTAACTCCAATCTGCAGAAAACTGCGTGCTCGAAATGGGGCCGCGTGAATCTGCTTGAATATGCGGATCCGCAGGAAAATGCGCGTTTGTTGGGCCATTTGTCCGGTGGGGTGGGGGTTTGACCCCTTTTTGTTCCTACCGTCCTACCTGTTCCTACGTAATTCCCGGAAAGTCCCTGGCTCTTCCTCCTATTCCCTATTACTGTATATCCATCCAGTTCTTCTATATTCCTATTACCTTTATATAAGAATAGGTAGGAACAGGTAGGAACAGGGAACAAAGCCTTTAAAATCAAGCACTTATTTTGCCCCCAACCTCTGAGCAAGGTGGGACGAGGTAGGTACAGACTCAACGTGCAAAATTTAGCGTGCATGCTGCGCCAGCCTTCCAGAACTTAGCTTTTTGCCCGTCTACCCTGCCATCAACCTTGATGAAGCCGAGCCGAGCCAGGATCTTGCTGACGCGCATTTCCTCTTTTCTGGTGATTGCTTTAAGGTCGAAACCCAGCGCCGAAACCAATATGTCTCGCGTTTTCACGTGGCCCGAGCCCCTTGAAGTGCCAGTCATCTCGTCCATACCGTCGCGCAAAAGCCACAACTCCACAACTTCGTCCCAATCGTCCGTGATCTTGAACTTGCCATGCTCGGCCACGGCCAGGCGCTGGGCGTCCTGCCAGGCGATGCCCTCCATCTCGAAAATAATGGCGCCCTCGGCCCACAGCTGGTCCCTGTCGCGCCGGATAGCGGCCAGATCCTGTTCCAGTGCCACATCCACCGGCAGCCAGCGGCGCTCGCCCGTGGTGTCGTCCAGGATCTCCCGCTCATTGCCCGTGCCGATGGGCAGGAAGCGCCGGGCAAACGTGGTGGCGAACTCCCGATACTTCGGGATCCACTCCTCATGCTGGCGCGTGAGCCAAGCCTTGATGGACTCGGCATCGCGCCCACGCAGGCCCTTGAGCTCGGCCAGCTCGGCAATCAGCTTGCCCCGCAGTGACCGGGCCAGGTTCTCGTCCCTGGTGCCCAGGTCCAGCTCGAGATAGGCTGTCTGGTCTGGTACCAGGGCCTGCAGGGCTGACGTCTTGCCGGTGCCCTGCTTGCCGATGAACACCGGGACCATATCCGCCTTGACGCCCGGCGCCAGGGCCCGGCCCGCCATGGCGGACCACATATACCGGGCCACAGCTCGGGCGTATTCGCTGTCCTTGGCGCCGAAATAAGTGGTCAGGAAGCTGTCAACCCGCGGCACGCCATCCCACTCGAGGCCCTTTATCCACTGGATGGCGCTGTCAAACGTGTTGATCTCGGCTACGCGCATGATCGACGCCTTGAGCATCTCCTGGGCCACTGAAACAAACCCCCGGCGCTCCAGCTCTGTCTGCACCCTGATGTAGTCGGTATCCTTGATGGGCCGCCACATGGGTTCGTCCTGATGCGACACCAGCACCGCGTCCTTGAACTGGTCGTAGGCCGTGCGCATCTTGACCATGTCGGGCCGCCCCACGGCTTTGAGCATGTTGTCGGCGGTGCAGAGAATGCCCTTTTTGTCGCGCACCAAGGTTGGCCATGGCTCTTCGGACTCGAACTCGCCCAGGCCAGCAGCCACAGACAATTCTTGGCTCTCACCCTCGTCGCCAAACATGTCGTTGCTACTCTTTTGATAGCTAACGTCCTCGAACATCTCTCGTTCATAGCCGATGGCCTTGAGGAAGTGACCGATATTCTGGGCGCCGCAGTGGGCGTGCAGGCACTTGAACCCCCCGGTAGTGAACCCGCCCACGCCGCGGGGAAAATAGCTGGTTGCAGTGGGCCCGCTGTCGGAGGTGTGCTGATCCTCCCACGGGCAGCGCACGTGCACCCGGCCGTCCCTGTCATATTCCTTGAGCCAGGCGTTCTCCGCCAGGAAGCCCACCACCGGGTCGTCGTGGATGTGGTCTGCACGCCTGGCCACTGACGGCCGCGCGCCTGTGGTGAATTCGGCAGAGTCAATGGCGAATGCGTCCTTGAGCCCAGCCCACAGCGCTTCGAACTCAGCCGGCGACAGCTCCGGGATCTCCGCGGGCAGCCCGCCAATCCACTCATAGCGCGAGCCGCTGGGGTGAGTGCCCATGGCAATGAACTGCTGGCCATTGGCCAGGAACTCAATGATGCCGTCCGGTGTGTGGAGCACGCGCTTGTTGAACTGGCCCTGCATAGTGAACGCCAACAGCAGCTTGCCGCTGTTCGCGCGCCCCCGGGTTGGCAAGAAACCGGCCACCAGCTCCATCAGATCGGCGACAGCGCGGCTTTTGAGCGGGTCGCCGATGTCTATGTCCACCGCACGGACCAATCGCGTCTGAAGGGCTATGCCGTAATCAGGCTCCCGCTGCCACAGCGCCACCTGATGATCAGAGCTGTGCGCCAGGGTCCATTGCGGGATGCCGACAACCTCCCGCTGGGGGCTGTACCGGCTGGGCGTCTTGCCGATATCGCGCATGCTGGACTTGGGGCTGATCGTGGCCAGGGCGTTGCTCACCACCGGCAGCAGGTCGGCGGTCAGCCCCAGGTGCTTTGAGAAATGTTGCCACTCGTCGGCTGATGCGCCGACAGGGCGAGTTTGTGTTTCCATGGGTGTCCTGAATTTGGAGACAAAAAAGCCCGCCCCGCCATTGCAGACGGGCACGGGCAGCTACCAATTAGATAGCAGGTTTGGGCACAGTCAAGGTCGCTGTTTTCGCGAATGTCACCCACGCAGCTTGGCAATCCGGGCAGTAATGCCCGAGGGCCTGTGGCGGGATTACGCTAAGGTGGGTAACCACATGCGGATGGCGGCAACCGGATTGGGGTGGTGCCACAGGTTCAACCATCTTGCGGGCGAAGTCTTCGACTTCTTTTCTAAATTTTGCCCCCACTCCGTAATCTCCGGTGGTCATATAGCTAACCCCTCGCCGGTATTCATGGCCCGCCAGCATATCTACCCGCCTCATCAATTCGGTGATTTGTTCTTGCGCGCTCATTTCGCCTCCAGCCAGCGGTTGACCCATGAGCCCTGTTCGACAAGCGAGTGGTCCCGTGCGTCAATGGTGGGCGCCTTGTGCTCAAAGCCCATCGTTTCGTCCATGGCGGCGAAGTCCTGCTGAGTCAGCCCGCTAAAACGGCACATGTTGTGCTCTCGCAATTCCTTGACCGCCTCGCGGTAGGCACCCATCACGTGCCCCTGGTCCCCCTTACTCAGGATCGAGGCAATCTTGCGGTGAAGTATTGACTCCACTGTCATGGTTTTTTCAGTCATCATTTATCCAATCCGTAAAGGTAGTCGTAGAAAAAATCCACCATCGCCGCGATGCTCACAGCGAAGATGGCGATGGCCAGAACTATCAGGAATAGGTCGAGCCAGTCCATGGCTACACCTGCTGTAGCTTTTTTTTTGGCAGGCCGCACTTCCAGCTGAGCGACTCGTCATCGCCGGGCTTGTCCTCAAGGGCGCGCAGGTACTCATCGCCGACAGCCAGCAGCAGACCGGCCAATTTATGGTCCTTGTAGCTCACATTGATCTCGGGCGGCGGGTCCAGCAGCCAGCGGGCTTCGCCCTTAAGGCAGACAGTGGTTACGATCTTGCCGCGCAGGTCGATGTGCTGCACGACCTGGCCGGTATACGTGTCGACGACGGGCAGCTGGCGAGTGAAAACGGCCAAGGTATTGGGTTTACAGTTAAGACTCATAGTCCGCTCCTAGGGTGGTAAATTCGTTTAGCTTGGATGTAGGCGGCATGGGCCAATTCTGGTGTGGCAAAAGTGCCAAGACAAAGGCGCTTACCGCGAGAAGTAATGTTGGCCCTGAAGGCCCTGCCGTTCGTGCTAGGACTAACACCCGGCAAAATTGCCTTCGTCCCGAACTTCATGTTTTGCATATTTTCTTGCTGGGTGGCTTGTCTGATATTCCCCCAGCGGTTGTCAGAGCGCAGACCGTTTACGTGGTCCATGAAGTGTGGCGGCCACTCGCCCATAACATAAAAATAGGCCAATCTGTGCGCGAAAAAATCCTCTTTGTCTACGCCGATAAGCACGTATCCAGTAGAGGTAGCACACCCGGCAGCAGCCCTCACGCGAACATTTTTAGAAGGCCGAACCCGCCACGTAAAACCCCCGGTATCTAGGTCGTAATGCAAAACTTCCAGCAGCCGTTTGTGCGTTAAGCGCGGGCTCATATCCGTGTCTCCTCTTCAGGTTCAACAAAGGGAAATTGCGATGCCAAGGCACGAGAGCCCAGGCATTGCTGCGCGAAGACACAATTACGGCAAGCCGTGACGATGTCCGTTCGGTACACAATGGGCGTGCGCCCCTTGTTTGTCTTGTTCAGCTCCTGGGTGAAAGCCTCAATCTTTGCGGCCGTCTCCGGATGCGTCTCGCGGTGGTACTTGGCGCTCGGGTCAGAGGACAAGTGGTAGAGGTAATTGTGGGTGGTGCCCGCAGCCACCGCCAGTGCGCGCTGCTCTTCGGTGGTAGCTGTTTTCATCCACAGCTTCATTTGATTCAAAGACATGGTGTCCTTCAGGTTGGTGGAAATTGACGCCCAATCTTACACCCAATGAAATAAAATCGACAACGAATAAAATTGTTGTTGACATGGTTTCTTTGCATGTGCTAATATTCAGTCATCAACAACGCAACCGGAGATTTCAAAATGCGAGTAATCCTCAACATCGGCCTGGCCCGCGATGGCAACAAGAACATCGGTGTCGGCACCGTGCTGCGCGAGCTGGACCAGCGTGGCTTCAACCTGCAGGGCTGCTACAGGATCTGCCACAGTGACACCGAGATCACCGTGGTGGCCGAGGTCGAGCTGGAAACCGTCAACAACCCTGTGCGCTACCTGGCGCAGATTCTTGGCCAAGACTGCATTGCCGCCTACATCCCAAAAGTCAACAAGGGCAAACTGATCGGCCCCAAGGCCGCAGAGTGGGGCGAGTTCAACCCTGAAAAATTCATCCTGCTGGACGGCACCCGCCTGGCGCAATCTGTGAAGGAAATCTGAAATGACTGACTACCACATCGGCGTCCTCTTTGGCATCCTGGCAGCCATTGGGGCTATTGCCCTCTTTATCGGAAGCATTGCGCTGATTGTCCTAGCGCAAGACGCATGGCGCGACCACCGCAGCGCCAAGCGCTTCAAACGCCATCTGGACGAGCGCCGCGCCAGCGGCAAGTTGTACTGAGTTTTTCAACCACCAAGGAGCATCAACATGAAACGCATCGCTTTATCCATCGGCCTCGTTGCCTTGTGCGCCTTCCTGGCTGCGCTGGCCACTGCAGCAGTGAACAACCCCGTGTACCAGGGCGAGTTCCCGAATGGCGCGCGCCTGATCTGGCAGTGCCAGCCGGGAGCTACGGGCACTGTGAAACTCGCATTCGTGCAGCCAGACGGCCAGTCCTACGAGGCTGAAGTGCGTTGTGGCGTGAGCGTCTAAACAAAAATAATTTACACAGCGCGTCTTTGCACGTGCTAAGATCAAACCTCAATTAATTAACTGCCACTGAAAGGGCTTTTCTCATGCATGAATTCCACTCCATCGCTCGTGTCAACAAAGAGCAAATCGAATCGCTGATCCCGGCGCACCAGGCCCAGGGCCAGTTCGTCGTCGCCGAGTTCCACGGCCTGCACTTCGTCGACTTCAAGCCTTTCAGCGAGCAAGCTGCCGCCGAAGCCCGCTTGCACGAGCTGAATTCCGAGACTGGCCGCAAGGGTGTTTTGTACCACCCCACCGTCCCTGTTGTTTCCGCCGAACCCTGCAGCACTGAAGCTGCATAATTTTCCCTCAACTACCTGAAAGGTACTTTTTCCATGTTTAAACTTGAAGTCCAATTCGACAGCAAAGCCGAGCTGGTTGCTTTCCTGACTGGTGGATCCGCCGCTGCCGCTGCTGTCTCTGTCAAACCTGAGGCACCAAAGACGGAAGCCAAGGCCGAAGCAAAAAAGCCGGAAGCCAAACCCGAAGTGAAAGCTGCAGCTGTCGAAAAACCAGCGGCTACGACCTCTTCGCCGAAGCCCTCCGAATCAGCGGAAGCTGGCGAACAGACCACTGACTACCCGACTCTGCAGGCAGCCGTGTTCAAGGCGGCCAAGATCAACAAGGCGGCCACCCTGGCCATCGCCACTGAGCTGGGCTCGGCCACCTTCAAGGAACTGGCGCCCGCGCTGTGGGGCACCGCTCTGACCAAGGTGCAGGCGCTGATTGACCAGGCCGAGGTGGCTTGAGATGGCACGCGGTTATAACGCTTTTGTGAAGCTGGCGGCCGCTGCCATCCTGGCAGGGGTCCACCGCAGCATGGCCGAGGCATACCAAGCCATCGGGTTCGAGGGTCGCGGCAAGGGCCGCACCCGCACGCACGACGGTGGCGGCACGCGCCGCGCTCAACGGGCGGCCGTCAAGGCCCGCAACGTGCAGCGCCACCGTGCTGCGTGCAGGGGGTAAACATGAAGCCTAAAAACTTCCCCACGCGCAAACTGCGCCGTCAGGTAGGTGCGTACAAACGCCTCTTCACTGACGGTGTGCTGCTGAAGCAGAGCCATGAGGCCTTTGTGCTGCACGGCAAGCTGCCAAATCGTCCGCTGCACTTCTTGACGTTACCACCAACAGACATCCGTATCCGGATGGGCAGAGAGGCACGCAATGGCTGAAGCAAAAACCACCACCGCCGTAACGGTGCTGCGGATAAAGGCTTTAACAAAACGCCTGGACGGCATCGCCTACGGCTACCGAAACGCTGCTCGTAAAAAAGCAGCAGTAAAGGACACGCCGGAGATAGCCAAAATGCGCCTAACGCTGGGCAGGCACGATGCCAAAGCCGACGTGCGGGAGCGGCGCGCTGCGGACAAGGCTGCAGAGCACGTAAAGTACGTCCGCAACGTGATTACTTTCGGTGATCTACCGACGGCAGTAAAGCTGGTGGAAAACATCGAGAAGGAGCTGCAAAATGCCTGAAGCACACAGCCTATACAGCGCCAGTCGGTTTGAGGCCGACATGCTGTGCCCAGGGCGGCGCACGATGGAGAAGGGGCTGCCAGACAGCTCATCCATCTACGCCGCCCGGGGGACAGTGGCGCACAGCGTGCTGGAGGCAGCACTGCGCGACGGCTTCGAGCCTTCGTCCTTCATTGGGCAGAGCTTCAAGCAGGATGGCTTTGACATCGAGTTCGACGATGCGCTCTGCGAGAACGTCGATATCGCCGTCAAGAACATCAAGGAGCTGACTGCCGGCGCTGATGTCTTTGAAGCTGAGAGCCGCGTGAACTACGCATCGTGGCTCAATGTCCCAGAGGCTGACGCATGGGGGACTGCTGACGTCAAAGGTATCAAGGGCCAGACGCTGTATGTGCATGACTTCAAGAACGGGCACAACCCTGTTCCTGCAGACAGTGTGCAGCTCAAGCTCTATGCTGGAGGTACGCTGTCTGAGTATGACGACATCGCCGACATTGAGCACGTGATGCTGGTCATCCACCAGCCAGAGGTCAGCAATGAACCTATCATGTACGGTATGCCCGTGCAGGAACTGAAGGAGTGGCTGATCGATGTGGCACGTCCTGCGGTGGTCCAGATGCAGAAGGCTGCAGAGCGCCACGGCAAGATTAGCCAGGCCGAATGGGAAGCCGCGTTCTTGTCCGCTGGCGCCAATCAATGCAAATACTGCAAAGCCCGGGCGACTTGTCCGACAGCTCGCCAGGAAGCTCTGGAGCCCGTGCTCGGACAAGTACCTGCAACGGCAGATGAATTTGCAGGCGAGTTTGTGCCGCATCGTTCACAGCCAGCGGATGCGCCAGATGAATGGCTCAGCGCGATCATGGACAAAGCCGACACGATTGAAGATTGGCTCAAAGCTGTGCGCGCAGAGGTCGAACGTAGGCTGCTGGCAGGCACCGAGGTGACCGGGTGGAAGGTAGTGCAAGGCAAGCGTGGGAATCGTGCGTGGGCCGATCCCGCAGTGGCCGAGGCTACGCTCAAGACCATGCGCTTGAAGATCGAAGAGATGTATCAACTCAAGCTGATTACCCCGACAGCCGCCGAGAAGCTGGCACCGAAGCCTTTGAAGAAGGGCGCGAAGCCGGATCCCGAAGCACCGAAGACCCCAATCGGCGCAAGGCAGTGGGCAAAGCTGCAGGAGCTGATAACGCGGGCAGATGGCAAGGCATATGTGGCCCCCGCCTCTGATCCGCGCCCAGCGCTGCAGATGACACCCATCGCAGACGAGTTCGAAGACGTCGGCAACGACGACATTGCTTAATTTTCCGTTAACTTAAAAGAGGTATTTCACATGGCTACTCCCGCAAAAACCGCTCTGCCCTCTGCTGGCAGCATGCTGCTCAAAAACGTTCGCCTGACCTTTGCTCAGGGTCTGTTCGCCGCGACCACCATCCCCGGCCAGGACTCCGGCAAACCGAAGTTCAACTGCGGCGTGCTGCTTGGCCCTGACCACCCCCAGCTGCAGGAGGTCAAGGACAAAATGATGGCCGTCGCAAAAGAGAAGTGGAAGGACAAGGCGGGTGCCCAGTACAAGGCCCTGGAAAAGCAGGACAAGCTGGCACTGCACGACGGCGACATCAAGCCGAACTACGACGGCTACCCCGGCAACTTTTTCCTGAGCCCCAGCGCCCAGGACAACGCCCAGCCATCGTTCTTCGACCAGGTGCGCAACGAGTTGTCTGTATCTCAGGCCAGCAAGCTGATCTACAGCGGCTGTTATGTCAACATCCGCATCGACCTGTGGGCGCAGGACAACCAGTACGGGCAGCGCGTCAATGCGGGCTTGCGCGGTGTGCAGTTCTACAAAGACGGTGACGCGTTCAGTGCTGGCCGTCCTGCCGACGGCAACGAGTTCGAGGAATGCGCTGAAGGCGGTGACGCTGACGACATGGCATAAAGTTTTTGGGCGGCAGGGTCGGGGATTCCTGGCCGTTTTGCGAAAGCAAGCCGCCCTCTTTTATTTTTCAACCGAGAGATAGCTGATAGTTTTTCAACCGAGAGATAGCTAATAGTTTTTCAACCGAGAGATAGCTGATAGTTTTGCAGGGCTGCCGAGGCAGTGGGTTGGGTTCGAGTCCCGTAAATATAAACCCACCAGCAGCCCTTCTTTTATTTTTTAACCAGGAGCAAATGAGATGAGCGAACAAACCTTTGGCCAGAAAGCAGTTGGCCTTTTCTTCAACCCAAGTGGCGATGACGCCGTGGCGAATTGCAAACAGGAATTCGCCACGATCATTGACCGCATGCACGAACTGCACAACATCACAGCCAACTACGAAGTTATACGCATGTGCCAGATTGCCATCGACAACGCACAAACCGCGCAGATGTGGGCTGTCAAAGCCCTGACCTGGCGCGACTAAAGAGACACAGCAGGACTGCCGGATTTCCAACTTAGCCTGGCCCACTAGGTAAAAAGCCTTTACATGTCGCCCCCTCTGCTGCCTGCGCCACTTTTGGGCAGAGGGAAGTGAAAATACCCGCCGGGGTGGAAACCATACAATGGGGAATGTTTAGGAAAAGCCAGGGCGTGAAGAACGTCCTGGCTGGGGTCAAGTTTCGTTTGTGCACTGTTGCCAAATGAGTTAGGGCGGCTTCAGTGCACAAACGCAACTTCATCGGAGATTTTTATGACCAACATCGTACAGCGGCTGGTTGAGCGACGAAAGGAGCATATGGCGGGGGTTGGATACGGCGGCCCGAAGTGGTCTGCCAGCGAGCTTGCTCCAGAACTCGGCGTCTCGGCTAAAACGCTATCAGCATTGCTTTCGAAAGATCCTAGCGCCCCACCGGCCGTGCGCAATCCACCTTGCAACCCGCGCGATAGTCGCCATCCACCGCGCTGGGATCCGGTTGCCGTGCGCAAATGGTGGGCTGCCAGGAGCGCTAAGTGACCACACTCTGGTTTGATACAGAAACTTTTTCTGAGTGCGACCTGAAGTCGCGCGGCACGCACCGCTACGCCTCTCACCCAAGCACCGAAATAACCGTTGCGCAATGGGCCATCGACGACGGCGAGCCGGTGGTCGAGGATCTCTTCGGCACCAGGCGCCCGAGTCGCCAGCTGCTGGATCATCTGAACAATCCCGACATCAGCATCGAAGCCCATAACAGCCATTTCGACAGAACACTGGTTCGCTACGTCTGGAAGCTGGACATTCCCGTTAAACGCTGGCGTGATACCATGGTGCGCTCGCTGGCCCATGGCCTGCCCGGCGCGCTGGGCAAGATCGGCGCCGTACTGGGTATTGACGAGGACCAGCAAAAAGATAAGCGCGGGCAGCAGTTAATTTTGCTCTTTTGCAAGCCTTTGGCCAAGAACATGAAGCTGCGCCGCGCGACACCGCAGACGCATCCGGCAGAGTGGGCAGAGTTCCTGGAATACAGTCGTCAGGACATCGTTTCTATGCGTGCCATCTGTACCAAGCTGCCGAAGTGGAACTATGGCGTAGGCGCCGCGGTCCGCGAGCGCGAACTGGTGCTGTGGCACCTGGACCAAAAGATCAATGACCGCGGCGTGATGATGGATGTGACGCTGGCCCGGGCTGCTGTCGAGGCGTGCGAGATTGAAAAGGTCCGGCTCAAGCATGAGATGCGTGAGCTAACAAACGACCTGGTGGATGGCCCCAGCAAGCGCGCGGACATCCTCTATTTCATCCTGGCCGAGTACGGCGTGGACCTGCCAGACCTCAAGGCCGACACCCTGCGCCGACGGATGGAGGATCCAGAGCTGCCGGACGGCGTGAAGCTGCTGCTGGCTATCCGGCTGGAGGGCACCAAGACCAGCACCGCCAAGTATAAGGCCCTGCTGAACGCCGTGAGCGATGACGACAGGCTACGCAACACCCTGCAGTTCGCCGGGGCGTCGCGCACAGAGCGCTGGGCTGGCCGCATTTTCCAGCCGCAGAATATGACGCGTCCAGATTTGCAGCTGATGGCCGACTACCACGGCGTCACGCTCAAAGAGCTGGACGACAGCGAAGAGCTGCAGGCCGATTACCGTGATACCGGAATTGCCGCGCTCAAAGAGGGCTGCGCCGAACTGTTCTTCAACAACGTGACCGGCCTGGCCTCGAACGTTGTGCGCAGCTGTATCGTCGCCCCGCCCGGCAAAAAGCTGGTCATCGCCGACTTGGCAAATATCGAGGGCCGCGGGCTGGCGTTCCTGGCCGGTGAAGAGTGGAAGCTGCAGGCGTTCCGCGAATATGACGATGGCACAGGTAAGGATCTCTACATCCTGGCATACGCCCGGGCGTTCAACATCGATCCCGAAGACGTCGAGAAATGGATGCGCCAAATCGGCAAGGTCATGGAGCTGGGGCTCGGCTACCAGGGTGGCGTTGCTGCCTTCCTAACGTTCGCCGCGGTCTACAAGATGGATCTGGCCGTGATGGCTGACGCGGTGCACCGCACGGCCAGCAAGCAGGCCCTGGCCGCCGCCTACGGCGTATGGGATTGGGCAGTTAAAAAGAAACGAACGCTGGGCCTGGAGAAAAGCGTTTATGTGGCATGCGAAGTGCTCAAGACGCTGTGGCGCGCGGCCCACCCAATGACCGCGCAGCTATGGGATGACGCTCAACTGGCCGTGCAGAAGGCCATCCTGAATCCTGGCACCTCGTTCGAGATTGGTCAGTATATGAAGGCCCAGCGTGATGGTTCGTGGCTGCGGATCCGGCTGCCTTCTGGCCGGTGCTTGTGCTACCTCAACCCCAAGATCGACGAGAGTGGCCAGATCACCTACATGGGTGTGAATCAATACACGAAGCAATGGTGCAGGATCAAGACCTACGGTGGCAAGATCATTGAGAATGCCACCCAGGCCTGGGCCCGGGATGTACTGGCCTGGCATATGCCCGAGATCGACGCCTCTGGTTATGAGATCGTGCTGACAGTGCACGACGAGTTGATTACCGAGACACCGGACACGCCGGAATACTCGCACGAGAATCTGGCCTACATGATGACGGATGCCATCCCATGGGCGCCGGGCGCACCTCTGGCTGCTGCTGGCTTTGAGACTAAACGCTACTACAAGGGGTGATATTGTGAGCCACTTCGACGACAACGAAAACAGAATAGTCTACGGCAGGCAACCCCTGCGCCTTGCCAAATCAGACCTAACTTGCAAGCACTGCGGCGCAAAGTGCTACTGGCAAGAAGTCGTGGACAAAGATGGCTTTCCGCGCGCAAAGCTGTTCGAGCACGGCAAGCCCCACCGTTGTGATATCTCCAACCAGTTCGAGGACTGTAGTTCTTGAACCCAAACCGTTATCGCTGCCCCGAGTGCGGCACCCGGCGCACCGACTTCACGCTCTACGTCCTGCACTGCATGCGCTGCCCACGCAAGACATGCGATTGTGGCGCCTATCACTACCCCCACCGGCCAGGATCTAAATGCTGCGTGCACAACCCGCTGAGCGTGCTGCACAATGCCGCCCGGGCGGGCGAGTCGTCTGATGTGCTGCAGGAGATTGCAGCCGATATCGGCTTTGACCACCCCGGCACGCCCTCAAAAGAATGCCCTTTTTAGGACCACCATGAAAACAAAACCTAAAGCCCCGCCGCCAGGCTGCAAGCAGTGCGGCAAGCCGACAGAAAAAGAATGTGGACGCGTCGAGTGCGCGAATCGTAAACCGATTACCGTTGATGCGCCAAGCAATTGGGACAGCTTCACCGGCAAAATAAATCCTCGATGGATGGATGACGAATAACTTTGCATGTGCTAAGATCAAGACCTAATTAACCTCTGGGAAATTTCATGAAGACGTCCGACAAAATTCTTCTTGCGCTGACCATCCTCGTGGATGTCGCAGCAGTCATCATCGTTTTATTTTTTGCACCAGGAACCTAAATGTTTATCCGAATTGAGCAAGCCAAAGTGCTGGATCTCCTGGCCGAAGAGTCGGAAGGGTTGACCACTCTCGAACTGTGTGATCTCACGGAACGCAGCAACAGCAACATGCGCCGGGGGCTCTACACGCTGGAAAAAGATGACCTCGTCGGCTTCACCGAAGGCACAGGGCGTCAGACCAGGCTGCTACTCACTTGGAAAATCACGCCCAAGGGCCGCACCGTCCTGGCCGAGCACAAGGAGCGCAACGCCGCCCGGGCTTTTGAGCACGATCCGAACCTGCCAGTGCCCACCGCGCTGACCGGCATTAATTCCGTTTTCAACTGGAGGCCATGATGCGTGAATCAGTCATAGAGAAATACCTGGTGGATCGTGTCAAAGCGCTGGGCGGCGAAGTCCGCAAAGTGGTATGGCAAGGACGCCGTGGCGCCCCTGACAGACTGGTTATGCTGCCCAATCGGTGGGCGTGGAAACGCGCTGGTTTTTCCCAGTGCACAATGCCGCCAGCTACTTTTTGGGTCGAGCTGAAAGCTACTGGCGTAAAGCCGGAAGCATACCAACTGCGCGAGCATGACCGCATGTGCAAAATGGGGCAGCACGTTGTTGTGGTGGATAGCATTGAAGGCGTTGACGGATTGCTGGGCGAGCCATGACAGCACGTCGCGTCTACCAGCCCAGACCCTACTTCGATCTGGTCATGGACTTCCTGGCCGAAGTCCGGCGGTGTGGTCTGTTCCTGCCCATGGGCTCGGGCAAAACCAGCCTGGTGCTCAGTCATCTGGATATCTGCCACAACGTGCTGGGCGAGTCTGCGCCATCGCTGGTGCTGGCCCCGCTGCGCGTGGCGCGCGACGGCTGGGCCACTGAGGCGGCGAAGTGGCAGCACCTGTCCGGGCTCGATGTGATCCCCATCACTGGCACGGCTGAAGAACGCAGGGCCGCGCTGGCGCGCGACGCCCAGGTGTACACCACCAACTACGACAATCTGTTGTGGCTAATGGAGTACTTTGAGAAGGCACGCAGGGCCTGGCCATTCCGGCGAGTCATCGCCGATGAGAGCGTGAAACTGAAAGGCTTCCGCACGCGCCAGGGTACCGTGCGTGCACAGGCCCTGGCAGAAGTGGCTCACACTCTGTGCACAGATTGGATCAACCTGTCTGGTGCTCCGGCTCCGAACGGCCTGAAGGATCTCTGGGGCCAGACCTGGTTTCTCGATAAGGGCGAGCGCCTCGGCGCCAGCTATTCTGCTTTTGAGAGCCGCTGGTTCGGATGGCGCAAAGTGGTTGATGCACTAAGCCGCAAGATGGATGTGCAGCCGGTCATCTTCCCCCACGCCCAGGACGACATCATGGGCCGCCTGGCCGACATATGCCTGAGCATCAAGATGTCGGACTATTACGACATGCGCGAACCTATCGTCAACGTGATTGAAGTGGATCTACCCGCCAGCGCGCGCAGCAAATACCGCGACATGGAGCGAGAATTCTTCATTGAATTCGAGAATGGCCAGGATGTCGAAGCGTTCAGCGCGGCGGCCAAATCACAGAAGCTGCTGCAACTGGCCAATGGCGCGGTCTACCTGGACCCCGAACGCTACGGCGCGGGGGTGTGGATCGAAGTGCATGAGGCCAAGATGGAAGCGCTGGAGTCCGTGGTCAACGAAGCGGCAGGCACCCCGGTGCTTTGTAGCTATCAATTTAGGAGTGATCTAGTCCGGTTGATGAAGCGATTTCCTGACGGTGTTGATCTATCCACCCAAGCCGGAATGGAAAAGTTCAAGGCAGGCCAATCGCCTATCGGCTTCGGGCATCCGCAGTCAATCGGCCACGGTGTCGATGGCCTGCAGGACGTGACCTACATCTGTTGCATGTTTGCGCAGGATTGGAATTTAGACACGCACGATCAATTCATCGAACGCATAGGCCCGACACGGCAAATGCAATCGGGGTTTGACCGTGACGTGCATATGCACTACATCGTCGCCCGCAACACGGTTGACGAGCTGGTGATGGCCCGGCGCGCTACGAAGCGTAGCGTGCAGGATTTGTTTTTAGAATATATGAAGGAGCGAAAAAATGCATAGTCAAAATACACCGTTTAAATTTAGACCCTTTGACGGCCAGCCGTGGCTTGACGACGCAATGTCTGGCAGCATGTACCGCGAGCGCAATCCTCTGACGAGATGGAGTTATAACCCGTGGACTGGTGCCAGACGCGAGCAGCTTGATACTATTGGTGATCCGCTGGGCGAACTGATCGTGCCGCCAGGCGTGGCGGTTTTTAGCCACAATGTGCGCCAAGTTAAGTTCGGCCCACCAACAAAAGCGCAGACCGCCAATCCGGCGCCCGTGTTCTATGAAGTAACCATCAAGCACGGCGAAGAAAAAAGTACGCTGAGCGGCACCGACAAAGAAACGCTCGGCCGACTATGCGTCGCAATTCTTAGGGGCATGAAATGACCGAATTTGTTTGGGGGGTGATTGCCAGGCTGGTGTCGAGCCGTCTGGGTTTCATGCTGATTGCCAAGCACGCTCTGCGTAGGGCAAATAAAGGTGTGCGGATGCTGGATATTGTGTCAGGTGGCGACACGTACATGCGCCGTTACTGGGTGTTCAACCCCTACCCGGCGAGCAATCAGAAATTCTGGTGGGGCCGATGGTTGCCGTCAATCAGACTGCATCACATTCTGCTGCCCGACTCAGACCGCCATCTGCACGATCATCCTTGGGCTTTCAGAACGATCGTGCTGGATGGCTGGTATCTCGAAGAGAGACAGCACGGGTACCCCATGCTGTTTAAGGGATTCACATCAACCATGAAACCCGGCGAGTTCCATCGAATCGCCAGCGTCAGCCAAGGTGGCGTATGGACTTTGTTCTTTACCTGGAAATATCAGGAACCATGGGGTTTTCAAGTCGATGGCAAAAAGGTAGTATCAAGGGAATACCTGGCCGATAAGGAATTTCACAATGCCGTTTACGCCAAAGCAAAATCGACTATTCAGGGCCGCTGAGCATAACCCAGCGTTGGCCAAACGTCTGGGGATCTCCGGATCTGTTGCTGGCAAACTGGCCCACGAAGGAATCAAACGCTCTATCAACGAACCGAAAGCGCAGCCTCACGGCACTCGGCGTAAGTGATTGCCAGGTCAATGAATCTGGCCGCCAAAGCCCCCATGGTTTTATCCACCAGGGGGCTTTGTTCTGGGCAGCTTGCGATCACCAGCGGGCTTACGCCCGGTGAGCGCGGCGTTTGCGTTGTCGAACACGCCATCAGTGAGAGCACAGTCAACATAGCGGGTATCAGTCTTGATTTCACGTTCAACCTCCTGCCGGATGGTGGTGTTGATGGGCCGGTTTTTGGCGATGGCTTCTGCTGCGACAGTGCTCATTACCGCCCGGGAGTCGGCCACGATCTTGTCTTCGCGTGCACGCTTGGCGTACTCGCGATCCTCGCCGACGCTGGCGCCATAGAGAAAGCTGCTCACTGAGATAACGATGAACGCCAGGCCGGTGGCGACCGTGAGCGGGTTCATTCGTCATCATCCTTCGGCGCGGGCATCCGCGGGAGGCCCAGGTTAAGCCAGTACTCGGCCCAGAGTTTTGGTAGAAGTAGCCACATTACAGAACCTCCATGCCAATGGTGTAAAGCGCCTTGCGCTCGGCCCAGCCATTGCTGTCGCCCACGGTGAATGTCTTTTTGCCACGGTTGATGATGTCGCACACACCGTCGAAGTCAAGCCTGTCAGCCCAATCGTTGAGGTTTGTGTTTGACCAATAGAAGCCGGCGCTGCGGGCGGCATTGTCTGGCAGGGCCAACAGCTCAGGCTGGGCCAGCAGGTCGAGCCCCATCATCTTGCCGTATCTGGCATAGTTATCCCGCCCAGTAGTCTGGAATAGCCCCCTGCCACGGAACTTAAACCCGTCGCCTGGTAGCAAGTTGCCAAGATCCCGACGCCCCTCGTATCGGCGCTGCGCGTCAGTCGGGCCCCACAACTCAGTAAGATATTTCATCCCGCCGGACTCGTGGCCGATGTTGGCCAGGAACGCCGCTACGCGGTGCTTCTCGATGATGCCGAATTCAAAGCACGCGCGCTCGATGGGCTCAAGAAAAATCTTTGCACGGTCGATGCGTGCGCCCGTGGCTAGGGCCAGCTGCTGCGGGGTCACGGCTTGTCCCTACCACTTTGAGCGAAATGGCCAATGACCTCGAAGGGCTTTTTTCTGAACTTCTTCAGCATCACTGCAGCCCCGCTTGCAATTGACCAGCCGGTAGCGCCCATCAACCCGTCAACGGCCACGCGGTGCCCATGCCGAGCGTGGTCAAGGAACGAGAACAGACTGGTCGTTTGCAAAAAGTCGAAGACCACATCGCCGAATAAATAGCTCATGGAGAATGCGCAGAAAATACGGACAAACGCATCCTTCTTCGTCTTCGGCCAATCGACGGCGATCATGATGCCAGCGCCAACAGCAGCAGGCAGAAATTTGACGAGCAGGGCCGCCAGCGCAGAGGCTGCGTGCCCCGAGGGATTTTCTTGCATGTGATGGTGCTCCATGGTGTTACTCTAGTGAAACTGAATTGGCCAGATTGGCCGCCGGGAAACTAAAATTAAAGCTAGTTTCTGTGGTTTTGGCGAAGTTGAACCGCAAATCGCCGGTCGATTCAACAGTTACTTGGGCCAGACTGATGGTGCCAGTATCGTTAGCGAAAGCCGGTGCGCGCTGAATCTCGGCGGGCCGGAAGCCCACTGGCAAAGTGGCGATCAAAGTGCCATTGGCGGTAGTTCCGTTTTTAACCGCGCCCCAAACATGCACCATGCCGTCCGACGACTTCATGAACTGCAATGTGGCCGTGCCGCCCGCGAAGGCTACCCAAGAATTAAGCAGGGTTGCAGTCTTGACCACCCCCATGGTGCCAACACCGTTGTCGGTGATCTTGGTCGCCATGGCCGAACTGTAGGTATTAGCCCCCACGCGCACATCCGTACAGTCTGCACCGATATCCATGCCCAGTGTCCCGGCGTTATCGCTCAGCAGCACGTTGTCCTCTACCAGCGTACCCTTGCTGTTGCGCAGCCGAAGCAAAGTCGCCGCGTCGCTCGCACCAAAACGGGAGATCAAATTTTCTTTGATAACGCCGCCGTAAATCACACCGTTCGCGCCGGTGACATTGACCACAGCGCTATCATTATTGACCACAGACCCTACTGTTGAATGCTCACAGTTGTTGCCGATAAAACGGTAACGCGATCCTGCATCAAGTTTAAGGGCGCCCCAGTTCGCCGTGATGTTGTTGGCCTGCATCTCCAATAGTGAAGCGCCAGCCACCAATGATGCGTGCACGCCGATACGGGAACCTGTCAGGATGCTGTGGACGACCGAGATTGAATCGCCGCTACTGTCCAGTTTCAGCCCACCTTTGAGCACGACGTTTTGAAACAGCGCTGCGTAGAGCCCGCCGTTCACGTTGTTGGCCGGGTTGTTGAGGTGGAAGAAGGCGTAGCCAGTGGCTCCGCTCCCCTGCCCAATCATCACGTCACGCAACGTGAACTTACCAAGGTTGGCGCCAACCACCTGCGTGTCCGCAAATATGCCGTTCTGGCCTTCGCGCAAACCGGTAGCAGGGTCGTGCAAACAGAAGCCACTGTAGCGAACAAGCGTGTGGTCTGCTGTCACTGACGGCGTTATGGAGATTGTTTGGTCAGTGGACGCAGCAAGCGCCGGGTTTATGGCAGTGTAGACACCGCCGTCCCCGTCGATAAACATAGGCTTTGTGATGGCGATACCGGCCCCGCCGCTTGCGTCGATTTTGTAAGTGCCGGTGTTGACGCGCAACGCCCCGCCAAGCCCGTCAAACGAGGCAAATACGGAGCGCAGCGTGGCCCCGTCGTTCGTAGTGCCGTCTGCTTTTGAGCCGAACTGTAAGACAGTTTTTTCTGACAGGTCTACCGACTTCCAGCGCGCGCCGTCTGTGGCTACGATAACCGTGCCACCGTTGTCCGCTGTGGTTGTGTCTGTCGAGTCATACCAGAAATGCCCGCCGCCCCGTCCCGCCGCGTAGTACCCGGTCACAAACGCTCGGGTGAATTTTGTTTTATCGACGGCTTTCAGCGCAGTGATCGAATCGACAACTCGGCCCACCGAATTCGTCAGGATATTGGCGAGCGTGAACGTAGCGTGGCTGACGAGTGCCGCGCCAGTGGGTTCGAATAGATCCTCACGCAACCCAGCATCAGCGCCTGTACCGCTAGACACAAACGCTACGCCATCCGCGTCGAACATGAGGAACTTATTGGCCCGTGTCGCCACATCCGGCAGCGTCCCGAACCCGGCGCCAGTGGCGGCAGTATAGGCAAGAGATCTGTCTTGCTGCTCCTTGAGCTGCTGTATCAGGATGGCCAGTTTGTCGAAGCCGTCCTCTACCTGCTCAGCGCGGTAAGCCCCGCCGTCTGGTAGATCAATCGATTGCTCGTAAGCCGCATTTCCGATGATGATGAATGACACACCAACAGCAGCCACCACTGTAGGCACTATGAAACCGCCGGGGTTTGTGTCCTGGGTCGGGTTGACTGCGACGGTGTAATCAGTGTTGAGCACCAGATCGGTGTCAACACCGGCGAGTGTTTTCACAACCCGGATGTCCGTCTCTTGAAAAATGCGGAACGAAAACGGAAAGCTGGTTGTAACCCCATTGCCAAGCAGTGGGCCAGCTCGGCGCGTGGTTGATGGTACGGTCATGGGTGTGCTCCAGGGTTTCGGTATTGTCGGTTTTTGTATCGGCTATAAGCGCACGCTCAGCGCGGTGGTCCGAACAGCAGGGCCAGCGGGTTGGCCGTCTCGCCCTCCTTCAGCGCCAGGAACCCCTCAACTGTGCGGTTGACCTGGCCTGCCGGGTAATGGAACAGCATGCCGCCCACGTTATCCAGCGCTTTGAGCATGCCCTTGTCGATCTCGCCCTGCTCTGTCTGCTTGGCCAGCTTGGCCAGCTCGCTGAAGAAACGTGTACCGGCGGGACCCTGGTAGCCGCTGAATCCGCTGACAGCGGCGCCTGCTTCGCGTAAACCAACCATTGCGCCAAGCAGATAGCTCAATTGATCCCGAATCAGCTTCTCGGCCAGCTTGTCCTCGTCATCGCCCTTGCCGGTCAATGCTTCCTTCATCAGCGTCGTGAGTACTGAAGGCACAGAATACAGCAGCAGCATATCGACAGCAAAGCGCCCGGCCTGCAGCGGATTGCTGAACTTCGTCATGTTGTAGCGCTCGGCAGTCAGGTTGTATGTCGTGCTGAAGTAGCTATAGAAACTGGTGAACAACTTCTGCAGCGGGCCGCCGCGCTGCACGCGGGCCAGATCCCCGGTCATGCCGGATCCTTGCGCGTCGCGCACAGCCTGGTCGGCCTGAGCGATAGCTTCCGCCTCGAGCTCCTTCGGGTCCGTGATGCCGCTGGTGGCATATGCCTTTTCGTACTGGCCCAGCCAGGTGGGCATGTCGGCCACGATCTGCAGTTTCTGAATCAGATAGAAGTACGTCTCTTCCACCGCCGTCAGCTTTGCGCCCTGCACCTTGTTGCGGATCTCGTTGATCTCGCGGTTGATGGTCTGGCCGCGCAGCTTCATGAACTCTGATTTTTCGTAGACATCTTTGACGCCACCCTCCATACGCGTGGCGTCGCCAATCCACCGGGCCAGGCCCTTGCCCACCCAGCGGGGGCCAATACGCACCATGGATTGGGTGAGGCCCATGGGCTGCATCAGCGAAGTCATGGTGTTCCAGCCCAGACCCACGATCGTGGCGCCTTGGCGCAGGTGGTTGATGCCGCGTTCAAATTCAGATTGCGCAGGCACATCCCCGGCGGCGATGTCCTCGATTGCTTTCTTGAACTCGCGCAGCACTTCAGGGCCGACAGTCTCGCGGATGGCCGACTCTATCGGGCTCGAGCGCACCAGGCGGTTGGCGTCAATCAGCCACTCATGCCAGGCCAAGTCATGGATGACCTGATCGACGTGCTGGAACACAACGCCAATGTCTTTGCGCACCGCGCGGTTGACCGTCTCGGCCCGCGCTTTGGTATGGCCGCGCCTGGTGGTGGCCCGCGTGTACTGTCCCTGTAGCATCTGCTTCGTGAGCTCAGCTGCAGTATCTGCCTCCGCTCGGCTGCTGCGGTCTGGATCATATTTGATGGGGTAATAGCCGCCTGCAAGTTGGACCATCTCGCCGCCTTTAGCCGTTACCAGCAAAGGCTCTGCAGCTACCTTTTCAGGAGCAAGCCCAGAGATCCGTTCCTCTTTGGCCTTGACATCCGGCCAGTAGGTGTCGATATGATCCCACACTTTTTGCACGAACTTCAGCTGCTCTGGCGTGAGCGTGGACAGCACGGCGTTGAGCTGGTGCTCGCTCCACTTGTCGCCGTCCATGATGCGCTGCTTGTTGGCCGAGTTGCCGGAGTTCAGCGCCACGGCCAGCCGCGTTTCGAGCGACAGCGACTTGTTGATGGCCGGGATCTCCACCATCTCGCTTAGCTTGTTGTCCTTCAGGAACGGCGTGAATATCTCGGCCAGTTTCTCCGTGGCCTTCGCGCGCATCGTGGCTTCGTGATCTCCTGATTCGTTCATCGTGCGCGTGAAGACTTGCCAGAATGGGCCGCCATCTTTGAAGCCGTCTAGCTGCCGCACCAGGCTGCTCAGCTTGCGGTGCGAGCTGAAGAACCCGCGCGCAAAATCTGCCGCGCGGTCCTTTGCCGTGGGTGCGTTGACACGCACTTCGCGGGACTGTGTGGCGTTGTCCCTGATGGACTGCTCGATGCCTGCTATGATGGCTGCGAACTCGCGCTTGTCTTTGGCCTTCAGCAGTTTGTTTTTGAGGCGGCCCAAGTGCTCGATGTTTTTCACCGAATCGACGACGCCACGGAATTCTTCGACGGTCAGCTCTTTGTAGGATACGCTGCGCGCTTCCTCGAGCAAGCTCTCTGGGACCACCGGGGTAAGGCCCATGTCTTCTTGATCCTTGACCCAAGCCGCCAGCGACTTGCGTTTCTCGATGGCGCGCAATGTCGTGCTGGTGCGCAAGTCGAAGCGCTCGAGTAACGTGTCGATCTGCTCCATGTAGTCGGCGGGCAGCGATTTGCGTCCGGCTTCCTTGTCAAACTTGCGCAGGTACTCAAGCGCTTTTTTGACTTCCGCTTGGACGTCCATCGTGTACGCGGCGGCGTAGTGGTTCAGCAACTGGTCCCGCTGGGCGGAGATGGCCGCCTGCGTGTCGCTGGCCGCCGTGGCTTCCGCCAAGCGCTTGGCCGCGCGGGCGCCAGCACCGGTAAACACGGACGGTTTCAGGTCCATAATCTTGCGCCGCGAGATGATGTTCTGCGCGAACAGCTTGGCCGCCTTGAGCAAGACTTTTGCCGGTGTCTGCGCCTGGCTGATTGCCTTCAGGCCGGTGGCCATGAACCTGGCCCGGGCTTCATTCACGATAGCCTCTTCGGCTGCGCGCTTCATACCGGCTTCGGTCACGGTGTCGCCGTAAGTTTCCAGCAAGCGGGTGTCGGTCATGCCGTCGATTGTCTGATCTTCGGGGAAAGCGTTGACGATGGCGCGCACCATGGCGTCGCCGCTAGCGAAACCGAAGAGCTCGGCCACCATGTTCGGATGCAGGCCCAGCTCGTCAGCTGTAATCAGATTGGTGGCCAGGTACCGCCAGGGGGCTGCAGGTCCATCCCCAAACATCTCGCGCAAAATTTTGGTAGAAAGTTTGCCGCCCTCAGACTTTGTACCGTCGGGCAGCTCGCCGGTTTTCATCCAGCGCTGCACCGCGTAGACGGGCTGCTGACGCACTTCAGCCTTGACCTCGTTGCGCATTGCCTTACGCTGCTCATCAACTTCACCTTGCAGGCGTTTCAACTCTTTGCTGCGGGCGTTGATCGTCCAGCGCAAATCACGCAGAGTGCGGGACTGCAGAGCATCCATGGCTGTGGCCGTGGCGACTTCATCCTGCTTTTGATACTTCGTCCATTCTTCTGGCGTCATGCCTGCCTGCTCGGCAGATTGATATACCAGGGTGTAGCCCGCCAGGCGCTGCTGCTCGTTGATCTGATCCTGCGTGGCCAACAGTCGATCGAAGACCTCGCGGACTTCATTGGATAGCCCGCCGCCCGACTGCTGGAAGATCTCTTTGATCGACTTGTAAACGGTCATCATCCAGCTGCGGAAGCGGCTGAAGACAGGTTGCAGCTCGGCGCTCGGGGCCTTGCCCTCAAACAAATACTGCTCGAACGACTCGGCAAACTTTTCGTGGAAGGGACGCTTTTGGTCCAGCGTGCGCGTGTTCCACTCATACATGTCCGTAACGCCGAACCACTTCAGTACTGTCTCCATATCGGCAGTAACATCCGCCGGGGCGTCCGGCTGGCTGGCGATATCGGCCATGACCTCCAGGAAAAAATGGCCAGACTCGTGCAGGAACGACGAGAGATCCGCCGTCTTCAGCAAATTGATGGTCAGGGATTTTGGGTTGAATGTTGCGCGGGGACCGCTAGGAGCCGTTTCAGCGCCGCGTGGCTGGGTAAGTACCATGCCCGGCAGATTGACGCCTTGGGCAGCGGCTGCGGCCTGTGCTGCAGGCAGATCCGCCTCATTGACTTGGAAGGTACCGCCTTTGACGGTAGCACTGGGCGCCACGGCCCGAATCTGCTCGATATTGAGCGCGGACAACTCGGCTGACATCAGCCCGCGTTTGTAGACGGCAGGAGCGGGCGGCGCCGGAGGGGTGTAGCCGGGCACGGGGATCTCGGCCACAGCAATGCCGCGCGACTGCGGGCCTAGCACGACAGCGGCGCCCTGGCTATTGAAAGCGTTGCGGATGAAGTACCCGCCGAAGCCTGCGTCCAGGATCCTGGCTTCAGTGGCGTTGAGGTCAGAACTTTTCCACAGACCAAGCGGATCTGCCTTGGCATCGTAGAGCGCAGGCAGCGGTACCTCATGCGCGAAGCCGCCGACACCGGACTCAGGGCGAACGCCATTGCCCTCGTCCAGATAGACGTAAATCCGTTCCTTAAGCCGTTGGTCGGTCGTCTCGCGCAGGCGCTCGGCTTCCAGACCTTTGAGCCCTGAGCCGTAGTACCGTCCGTCAAGCGCTTTGCGGGGCTGCTTGGAAAAGTGTATGCCGATAGTGGGCGCAGGGCTGGCCTGGGTCAGCACGCCGCCGGTATCGGTTGCGCCTTCCTCGACAGCCCACGACGGCAGTAGCCCGATTTTCTGCGGGGCGTATTGCGTCTCGACAGGGCCTGCTGTTTTGTTGAACTCCGTGAAGGGGCCGAAGTTGACCCAGCTGTTTTGGCCGCGGGTTTCCGTGGTCATGGCCTGGCGCGCGAGCGGGCTGTACATCGCCCAATGCGAGCGCCACGCATTTTCCTCACCATCCGCGCGAAAGCCGACGCCCTCTTTGATGTGGCCAAAGTAGTCGTGCACGATACGGAAAACGTCGTTCGCCTGCACCGAGCGCCCGCTGATCTCTTCGCCTGGCACAACGGCCAGCAGCGGATTGCCACTGATGTCCACGCCAAGCGATTCGGTACCGCCGAACCCGGCGCTGGTGGGATAAACCCAAAGATGGTTATTTTCCACCACGTCCAGGATGGCGTTGCGCGGATTGCCGTAGGGGTCATCCCCAGTGATGAACTCCACTACCAGGCCTGTTTCCTTGATAGCTTGCCACTGCGCAATTGTCTCGCGGATCATGGCATCATAGGACGCCTTGACTGCGGGATCTGCAGGATCATGTGGCATCGCCTCGAAGGCGTCAGCAATCAGCTTGGCGCGTTTGGTGTCAACCTTGACGTAAGTGCTGGGCGGGTTATACGGCAGCCCCGCGCGCTCGGCATACCGGCGGGCCGCCTCGCGGGCGGGCGCGTGGGGGCCGAACGTGACGTCCTGACCGTTTACTTTGACTGTGGCAGGGAGATCGACAAGGGGCTGGTCAGTGCCAAGATCCGGGCCTGGTGCGTTTGCCAATAGCCCAGTGCTTCCTCGTACTCGTCCTTGCTGGGAAAGTTCTCCAGCAAAGGTTTCTGCGCCAGTAGATTGTTCATCGCGTAGCTCCGCTATGTCTTGTTCGAATTGCTGCTCGGCAGCGGCTGCTCTGGCGTCGCCCCGGGAGGCTGCGAGGCGGTCGAGTCGTCGGGCTGCTTGGAGCTCGAGTTGCCGCTGAGTTTCTGCAGCAAACGGAGCTGCTTGGCCCGCAGCTCCGGGCTGCTGGCCTGGTTGGCCTGCACCACCTGCGACAAGATCTGCGAGCTGCTGTCCATAACCTGCCTCATTGAGAATGTTTGCGTACACGTCATTGTACAGGAGGGTGCTGAAGTCCGGCGTGGCGTTGATCAGCTCGTCCGTGAGCGCGCCTTCCTCCACGATCTGCATGGCAGAGCGCGGTTCGTCACCGGCGTTGGCCGTCTCGTACAGGGCCTTGGCCCACGACCAGACGGTTTCCTGCACCTCGGCCGGGGTCCACTCTTCGCCTGTCAGCTTGGTGAGCTGCTTGGCCGCCTCGCGCACGCGGGCGTTGAGCGCCAGGTAGCCGACACCTTTGCCTGGCTCGTCGCCAGCAACGTTCAAGCCACCTTTAAAAATGGTCTGGTTGACCAGCGTGTAGTTGGCCATCCAGGCGTCGTTTGTGACCTCCTCGGTCACGCCCACCAGGTTGCGGAAAAACGAGTTTACCTTCGGGCCCGACAGCGTCAGCTTGGTGAAGTCGTCACTGGCCAGCGCGCGCACAGTGTTATTGATCCAGGCATCCAGCACGCTGGCCCGTCCTTTGCCGCCCTGCACGCTTTTGCCCATCACATCGATGATGGCTTCACGCTCAGACGGGCGGCCCGCTGCGATCCAGTTTTTCCACGTGTTGAGTGCGTTCAGCAGATTCGTCTCGACTGATACCTGCGGACTCATGGCCGCCAGCATTGCGGCAAAGCGCGGCGCGTCGGCCCCAAACACCGCTGACAGAGCTTGCGCCGAACCGGCATACCAACCTCGCTTCGCCCGTCCAGCAAAAGCCACGGCCGCCATCTCTTTGGCTGCAGGAAAAGCCTTCATCTGCTGGATGATTTTCTCTGCTACCTTGTCGGTGACTTTGCTCTGCTCCGCTGGGGTCAGGTTCTTCAGCAGCTTGCTCACGGCCGGTGTGGCGGTCTTGACGCGGGACTGCATCAGCTCGCCCTCGCCTATCGCACGGTCAAACGCATCGCGAAAAGCCGCGCCCTCTTCCGTTTGAAACTGGCTGCGCTGCACGTCGTAGCCCTGTGCAATTGCCGCGTTGTAGAGCGCCGTCGCCACGCCCTTGCGGCGTTGTTCTGGGGTCACCAGTATCTCGCGCACTTCTGCAGTCTTGCCATCGGCGCCCACAGCCAGGTCAAGGTGGCCAATTTCCTGACCATTGACCTCTGCGCGGATGCTCACGTCGTTCGCCCCCTGCGGCTGCACCAGGTTCAAGATCTCCTGATTCGCCTGGCTGCGGCGCACCGGCTCGGTGGTAATGCGTGTCGTCAATCCTTCTGGCTGGCTCAGCACAGACTCCCCGGCCACAGGACTTTCAGCAATGATTCGCAGCGGATATTTGGCGTACATCTCTTCGGGCGTAATGCCGAGGCGGCCAGACGTGGCGACATAAAAATCGCGGATGAAAGTCGCGTAGGCGGTATTCACGTCCGCACGGAAGCGATTGCCAATCGCGAGCTGATTCAGCACCGTCTCGCGTACACGGTCTGCGCTCTCCATCGTGGCCTGCACATCAGTGGCTTCGGCGAGCACCTTCTGTGCTTCCTGCTGCATCAGCACCTGGGACTGGGCTACGGCTTCCTCTGCCTCAAAATGGCTCAGGGCGTCGGGCTCTGTACGCATGTGTTGCAACAGCTCTTGCTCGAGCCCCGTGCCGGTGAGGCGCGCGGCGAGCTCGCCGATGGGGATGGAGACAGTGCCGCCCACCTGCAGCGCTTCGGCCATCTGGGGCACAACGCTCGGCAGGATCTCCGCAAACTTCTCATCGGTCACGCCCGCCTGCTGCAACGTCTCTTGCAATTTGGTGGCGTCGATGTAGACATGCGACGTTCCCTCTTCGTCGCCCATTTGCTGCACGAATTGCTGGAAGGTGTCGGGGTTGCGCGTGCGCAGTTTTGACTTGTTGGCCAGGTCAATAAGTTCTTGCAGCTTCAGGTGACCTTCATGCGCATCCTGAGTTTTCGTAGCTGCTGCCAGCGCGCGCCCGGCGCTCACACGGGCCACGTCAATCACCGCACCAGGTACTTCGCCCAGCATCTCGGACAGCACTGCGGAAGCGCTGACATCCTGGCCGCTGGCCAGAGAGCCAGCAACCTCGCCCCCACCACCGCCAGCCATTTGAATAGCAGTCTGCGCTGCCAAGTTGCCGAGGTGAGTCTTGCTGAGAGTCTTGCCCGCAAAGCCTGCAGTGGCCGCGTCAAATACGCCAATAACCCCGGCTTTAATAAGCGCCTTTCGGCTTTGTTCTTTGAACTCTGGGGACTTGAGGGCTTCAGCTACTGCATCGGCATTCGTAACGTCAACGCCCATTTTCTGAAAAATGTCCGGCAGATTGTTGACGTATTCGGTTGCCGCCGAGGTTGCCCCGGTGGCGGCCATCATGCCTGGTACGCCGCCCAGCGCGAAACCCGCCGAGATGTAAGGCAACGTCGGCAGCATTGAGCCCAGCGAGCCAGACACGATCTGCGTAGCAATGCCGACAGGCGATTTTGTGAGCGCCGACAGGGCTGGGCCGAGCTCGTCTTGAGATTGAAATTCCTTCAGCGCGGGATCCATCGGCAGCTTGTTTACTGCTTTCTGGCGCACAGCAGCTTCCGCCAGATTCGACGCAATCTGGTCCTGCATGTGCAGGCGCAGGTTGACGCCTGCCTCCTGGCGCAAAGCCTCTTGTTTCTCGGGCGTGAGCCCAGAGTACATCTGCTGTTGCCGCCGGTAAATGGCCATGCGCTCTTCGCGTTCCGCTGTTACTGGCGTAGCCGCCTCTTCGTCCATGGCGCCCAGCATCTTGATGGCTTGCACAGCGCGCGTGATGTCAAAACCACGCAGCGTATTGCTGAGGTTGCGCCTGAATTCGTTGATGTTTTTCTCGATAAACCCCAGGTTGTCCAGGTCGTCGTGCGACTGGTTCATGAAGTTCGGCACATCGCGCACCGCGCGCAGCAACTTCGGCGATGATTGCAGTTTTTTGTCGTAGGTATTAACGGCGTCCTGCAGCTGCACGTCCTGCAGGTTGCGCGCCACGGAGTCAACCGGGATCTCCATTTTCTTGCTGAGCTGTACCGCCTTCGCCGCCTGGTCCGGATTGGTACGCGCGCCCTCGGCAATGCGTTGCTGAAGGCGTGATTCCTCTTCGTCGTTGACCGATTGCAGCGTGGCCAGGTAGGGGTTTTTAGCAGGAGGCGCGATGGTTTCGGCCTTCTGGTCTTCACCGCTCAGCAAGTCGAGGTAGGGGTTTGTCACTTTAGACCTTTTTGCAATTTGTATGCGGCAGTTATCGCGTCGTCAGTCACTGGTTTCTTGAGCGCGCGCAGCGCTTCCGTGATTTGCTCGCGGTCCTCTTTTGGCACTTCGGGCACAAAGGCTGCAGCTTTCTTCGCGTCCTTGGACACTTCGTAATACCGCGTCGTGCCGAACCAGGAGTCCTTTTTGATGACCAGCTTATCGAGGATTTTCTGGCGCTCATCATAGTTCGGCTCGCGCTTGTTGTCGTGCGCGAACTGGTTGAACTCGTCATAGGCTGCTTTGTTGAATGCACCCTTGCCCTCGCCCTTCAGCTTCAGCTCGCTCGAATACGTGTTCATCTGCTGCTCGGTGCTGGCCACTTGCGGGGCTTTGCTAGGGTCCAGGATTTTGGTACGGCGCTTAATCAGTTCCTCGAGATCCCCACGGCTGATCCGGTCCGGGTAGACCTGCTCCGGCTTGAGCTTGGCGAACTGCTCCGGTGGCATGTCGTAGAGCTCGCCCAGCAGTTTCAAATCCGTCTTGATGGCCTTGCCTTCCGCCTCATGCTCGCGGCGCCGCTGCCTGGCTTCCGCTGCCTCGTTCAGCTGCGCGCGCTCCCGGCCATTCATCTGGCTTAGCAGCGTTTTGTCGATGCGCCCTATCGGCGTTCCATTGGCGTATTGCTGCCACACCTTGTCCGAGGCTGCTGCCTCGCGCTCGGCGGTGGCCAGCTTCACGTCGGTGTATTGCTCTTTGGCCGCGGTGTGCGCCGCCTTGCGCAAGTCTGGGTCCTTGATGGCCGCGATCTTTTCGAGCTGCTCGGCAAAGGGCAGCGTCGCGTTTTCCATCGCGATGCGCTTGCCCTCTGTCTCATTGACGGCGCCTTTGATGACGTGCTCAATGCGCGCCTGGTTGGCGCTGTCGATGTTTGGCCGGTTCAGTTCGAAATACTCTTTGGCCTTCACCGGGTCGGTGTTGGCCAGCTGGCCAATCATCTGCGTATGCAGCTGACTGGTCCACTTGTTCGTCTCGGCGTCCACGATCTCGGGCGTCCATCCCCGCGCTGCGCCCATCTGAATGACGCGCTGGCGTATCAATTCCGCTGATGCCTGAGTGGCGTTTGGGTCGCCCGTTGTTACGGCACGCTGAATTTCTACGCCCTGGGAGGCCGTATAGGACTCAGTGGCTGAGCGCTCGAGTTCAGTATTCTCGAATGTTGAGGCGTGCTGAAGCCCCTGTTGACGTGCTAAGAATAGGCTGCGTCCCGCAAGCTGTTTGGCGCGGGGGCTGAGATCTTTGCCGATGCGCTCCGTGGCGTCCTTCCACCAGGCGTCAACCTCTTGCGAATATCCTTTGGCATTCTCGCCGCGCTTGCTCTGCCGGGCTTTGGTATCGAAGTCCAAAAATTCCGTCTTGGCAGCTGTCTCGGCCCTGAAGGCTTTATCCATGTCATCGCGCAGAGCGATTTTGTCCAGGCCCTCGCCCAGCGCCATGGCGCCTTCACCGACTTGCGCAAGATTTTTTGCGCCGCCGGTAAAGGCTGCTTCGGGAATATTGGCTCGCTGCTCGCCGCCCTGCAATGGCGCCGCACGAACTTGGGTGTCGTTATAGACAGGTACTTGCGGCATGGCTTACCTTTCGTAGGTGGGGCCGGTGCCGCCGTAAGTGTTCCATTTGCTGGCCACCCGTCCAGCGCTGCTGAGCAAAGTGCCGACAGCGGCCATCCCTGGATTGATATTCCCGGCAGCTGCCCGCGAGCCCGCAGCCGAGGCGGAATAGTTCGAGCCCTGCACACGATTGGCGTAGGCTTCCTTGCTGGCATTCTCCCGCGCGGTGGTCTGGTCATACAGCGAAAAGATATCGGTCTGTTCCTGCAGCGCAAAGGCTGTGCCCTCGCCCAGATCCAGACCGCGCGCAGCCATCGCGGTGCGCTGGGCGCCCTTCACCTGCCCGGCTGCGCGGGCGATACGCTGGGCTTCCAGCTCGCCGCGGTTCTGCGCGTCCTGGGCCTTGTACTCGGCTACCTTGGCGTTGTTCGTGTCCACCGCCGCCTGGTACTCGAGCTGGGCCTGCTGGCCCTTGGCCTGCTGGTAGGAGCTGACGACAGACAGGCCAGTGCCGATGGCGCCGGCAACGCTTCCCACAGTGCTGATTGTTGCGGCGGTTCCGGCGGAGGCCCCGAAGTAGGTGGCAGCCGCAGCAAGCGATGTTGGTTCACACATGGTCAGGCTCTCATTTCAAACAGGTGGAAAAGTTCCCCATAAGGCCCATGTTCTTTTGCAGGTTGAAGGGTGAACCCCATAT